GCCATCCGGGCACCATTAGGCACAGAGATACCTGAGCCACCAGAAGGCCTAACCGTTTGAGCAAAACCCGTGTTGTTGGTTACAAAATACACCTTGCTGACCGCAGGGCAAATGACCTGATACGAACCACCTGGGGTACCGCCAAGCACAAGGAACATAGCCCGTGCTTCGTCTGCTGCGCCATTATTATTTGACAGCGTGTAGTTTGCTGCCGTCATGGTGATGCTTGCAGTGCCGGCGATTGAAGCATCAATTAGCGAAGTTGCCCCGGCGTTAAACACCGTGCCCCAAGTGTTAGATAGTTCTCCGGTTGCCGGGAGAACAAGCCGCAGACTGCTGGTATAGGTTGAAGGCATTTCTTACCTCAAGCAAATCGAAGGAGCGCCGCTGATGCTGTTGCAAGCGGAAGTTGTACGGTAAACGTACCAGAAGCAGTTTTATCTGCCCCGAAGTCCAGCACCGCAATAGCCTTGTCAGACTTGCTGGTGTTGTAAATCAAAGCCCCTCGGCGGACAAACGAAGCACCCGTCCACGAGGGGTTGTCAAATGTGCAGTAGGCCGTCGTACCACTGAGCAACACTTGGACGTTGGTGAGGATCTCGCCCCCAGCGCTGTAGCCTGTGCCAGAGGCTTCACCTGTGACGGTGTAGACAGTGGTGTCAGCACCAAGAGAAGCGGCGCTCGTATAGAGCGCCATCTTCAAGACATCGGTATCCAAATCATGGACACCCTGCCATGACTCCTGTTTGAACGAAGAGCACAGCGTTTGAGCCAAGGCCATTTAATTCACCTGTATTCTCACTTGACCCGTCCGGTATGCATCGGTCCTGTCTTTGCCTTCACCCAGGTTCTTCAGCAGCGCAAGCGATGCACCGTATTCCTTGTCCATCATCGCCACAATGTCCTGCTCCTGCTTCATGAACCGAGCGGCCTCGACCATGACTGCGTTAAACAGCACAGAGTCAAAGTTGTCACCCAACCATGTGTTGGTGGCCGTGACGATGCTTTCGGGGTAATAGAAGTAGTTCAGTTCAGCAGATAGCACCGGGGACACCTGCGGCGTTGGGCCAAACAGAAAGCGCTGCACCAGCGGCGTGGTAGTCCCATTCAGGGCGTAGTACTTTGGAGTCCCAGTCACCGCAGGATCGGGATATGACTCACGAATGAAGTTCACATCCTTGTTTAGGAGGAACTCGTAGCTGCCCGTTGCCAGCACCACCGCAAGGCTGTAAACGGACAAGAAGTCCGTTGGCGCGTTCACGTTCTGCCCCGTCAAGGACAGCGAAGAAGTCTTGCGAAGCGTGGGAAGTTGTACCGCGTTGTAAATGCGCTGCTCAGCCAACTTCGTCATTGTGGCGAAGTCAGCCGAAGAAAACGTGTTCTCGGTGTAATCCTCAACAGCGGTTTTCAACTCGGTGTAATTCACAACTCACCTCACGCCATTGGACCACGAGCCATCGTGCCTTTGGTGGCAGCGCCAGTACCACGGATCTTGATACCCGAAGTCTTGGTGGCAGGGGGTTTACCCATGCCAATATTGCCCACTACCATGCAGATCTCGTCCTTCAGGGTCTCGATCTCTTGCGGTTGCCCCGGCTTAGCGGGCGCGAGCTTCTTGGTGGGCATCATGGCTTCTTCATCCCAGTCTTTTGGTTTTGAACCTTGGCAAGACCACGGCCCATCTTGAGCATGTCCGCATCGGTCTTGCCGCCCTTGTAGAAACCCTTGGCATTCTTGCCATGCGCCATGCTTGCAGGCATCTTGGCGTGTTCTTTCAGCGTCATTGCCATGTCAACTCCTTACGTGGTCACTACCACGACTGTACCAACATATCCCCGGCCAACCAAGTCGTTTGGCGTGAGGGCATCATCAAAATCCCGTGCTCCGCCAATAGGAGCCCAGCCCCACTGGATTACCCGGCTGCCTTCACCAGGGAATCCTTCCTGATCAGGCCCAGTACCTGATGTAGGACTTGTCTGCAAGCCGTTGTTGCCCGACGCAAGCCAAGTATTTGTATCTGGGCGAGGATCACGCAGAGCCTGTGGATCGGACACAGGAAAACTGCCTAACAAAAGTTGGGGATGGTCCTTGCTCCAACACTGCGGGCACGATTTTATAGCTGTACGCTTTGTTTTGATGACCTCATTCTTTAGCTTCTTGAGATCAAAACGAAACCCACAACGATCACAAAATCCGAAGGCCTTAGCGCCGTTAGCAAAACGGTTGCTCATATCATTCTCACCCGCCCGCCCTTACGGTACTCATCGGGCATTGGCACGCCTGTGCGCAGCAGCGCCTGGGCTTTCATCTTGGCTGCTTCTTCCTGTTGCCGTTTACGCTGTGTGGCTGCATCAGAGGCTGCGCGTTGCTCTGGCGTCAAAGTACCCGGCGCAAGTGTAGATGGCGTCAACCCAAGCGGCAAGAAAGATTCGGCTACATCCCCGGCAGCACGGCGCAACTCTCCTGCGCTTGCTGCGCCTGCGCCTCCGGCTAGGGCTGCGGCTATGCCTGCTTTGCCCAAACGCGCAGGGCGCGGATGAACTTCAGTAATTTTGTTGCCGTAATGGACATCCCCACTGCTACCACGCGGGCTTGCGGCGGAAGGACCAAACTCTAGCGGGTGATACCCAATTACAGGCTCTTTAGAGTATGGGACTCTTGTTAAAGTTTGATCTTTGCTAAGAGTTTTATTGCCGTGCTTTTGCTCTTCTGCTGACTTGATTAACAAATGCCCCGTAGGTCTTCCTTTTTCATCCGCCTCGGGTACTGCATAAGTTGCAATATTTTGGTCTCTGAACCATGAATGTACTGCGTCAGTTGCACGCGGGTCTAAATACAAAGTGCGATAAGACTTTGGTTGTAGCTTATATCCTTTTCCGGGCTCATTTGAAGGCTCTCGAAAACCGGTTGTTGCATTACCAGCGTGCTGTGCATAAAACGAACCGGCGTATTTTTGATTGTCTGGCCTTTGTGTACGAAACAAATACTCGACGTCATCCGATTTGCCAAGCGCTTTTAGCAGTTCTTGGTAGTAGTCCATGATCAGCTAATGAACATCTCACGCGGGACAAACCGCACTGCGGCCTTCTCTCTGTCCTCAGAACTGGCCAGATCCCAATCCTCATCGTACTGCTGTTTCAACACCTGCATGCGCTCCATAGCGCCAGGGATCTTCATGGACAAGTAGTACGCAAGCCCTGAGACCAACGCATTCAGGAATCTGAAAGGGATGTCCTGTGTGTACGTGCCGCCCGTCCCGGCGTCTTGAATCCTGCGCAAGCGCCAGTAGACGAAGGTGTAGGTCTGCGAGTTGTCTGGAACCGGCCACACGGTAAACGTCGGAGCGGCTGCTTGGCGGTTGATCCACACCTGAATTGGCCTTGCCTGCTGCAGCTTGTTTGGAATAGATGAATAGGTAGAAACACTGATTCGCGTGATGGTCAGGTCCGTCTGCGTGGAGACGTTTCCTGCACCTGTGCGGATCACATGCTCAATCAAATCTACCGTGTCGGCTGGAAGCGTGTACGTGGCTGTGCCTGGAGTCAGGACTTGTTGTCCCTGCTCGATAGTCCACATATTGATGCCACGATTGGCCCAATCTGCAAACAACAGATTCAAAGAACGGCGGGCTGTCCGCAGGTCATAGCCCGTGCGCAACTCAGCACCACAGCGCTCAAAGGCTTCCTCAACATACTCGCTGAGGTCAAGATTGAATGTAGCGGTGCCGGATGTTGTCATACGTTAACTCTGCGTTAGCCGCCGTACCCACTCATCCACCGCATATTGGGAGGTACGGCAGTATTTGCTTGAGCTATCTGCGGGTTAGGTTGCTGCGCCGCAAACATCTGCTGCTGTGGATTGAACTGCTGTTGTTGGAAGCCGCCAAATCCTTGCATTGGCTGGTTGTACTGTGGCTGCTGGAACCTTCCACCATACCCACCAAATCCGCCGCCGTATCCTTCATCGTAGCCACGGCCATACCCGCGATCAAAGCGGCCACCACCATAACCACGGTCAAAGCCACCAAATCTGCCGCCATAGCCTCGATCAAAACCCCTGCCACGGCCATAACCACGCCCATAGCCACGGTCAAATCCTCCTCCGTAGCCACCGCCATAGTCGTTACCGTAGCCACGATCAAAGCCGCCACCATAGCCGCCAAACCTTGACTGCTCCATGAACTGCGGACCAATCATGGGGTTATAACCAAGACCCCCAATGCCTCCAAACATTTGCTGTTGAGGAGAAGGGAAAGATTGTTGAGGCTGCTGTTGTGCAAAATTTCCTTGTTGTTGCTGTTGCTGCTGTTCTTGCAGTTGTTTTACCTGTTGTTGCTGGGTGGCCTGAGCAGTTGCTTGAGCAAGCTGGTTGTATCGCTGATAGGCAGGATGTGAGGTCAGTATTTGCGTATTTGCATCAATTTCTTTTTGCTCCTCCGGCGTTGGGGGTGTACCCCGCGCTTGCAAAGAGGCATTCATGCGGTCAAGCATTTGCGCGTAAGGTGAGTTTTGCAACTCTTGATAAATGCGACCAGCGTAAGGTGCGCCTTCAAGTTGTGCCGGAAGATTGGCTAATGGATTAATTGACTGAGGTGTAGCATCTTGTGTTTGCTGCGCAGGCTGCATCTGTTGAGCAACTTGTGTTTGTTGACCAAACTGAGGCTGCTGGAACTGTTGCGGTTGAAACTGTTGTTGAAACTGCTGCGGCTGGAACTGCTGGAATTGCTGCGGTTGGAACTGCTGCATGGGCTGCATAAACTGCTGCCCAATCATCGGGTTGTACCCAAGCCCACCCAGCCCGCCAAACATTGGACTGGCCTGCTGGGGCATAGGAACCCCAAAACTTTGTTGTGGAGCAAACGATTGTTGCTGCGGCGCAAAGCTCTGCTGTGGAGCAAAACTTTGTTGCCGTTGAGCAGGTTGTTGCGGCTTAAAAAGTGATTGACCAAAAGGATTGTTGTACATCACTTCCTCGCTGCGCGTAAGTTATCTACTAGATTTGGATATGGTCTACCCGCAGCTTTAGCGGCCTTGCGTGCAGAAGCAACTTTTGCTGAAGACATAGGCTTGGGAGCGCCCAGACCTTTAGGACGAGGCTTGTTCCAAACCTCACCGCCTTCAGCATACTCGGTAAAGTCCGTGTTGTCACGGCGTGCGTGGCGGGTGCCGTCTTGAAGGAAGTCGGTGTTATCCCGGCGCTTCTTTACCACACCTTTGCGGATAGCTCCCATACCACGCGAGGCCATCATTAGATGTACCGCCCTTTAGTCTTGCCGCGTTGAGCACACCCATCAGCACGACTAGAAGCGCCGCTTACAGAACCGCCTTTAGCAAAACCACCGGGACCAAAAGCCATGCCTGCTGAAGTAGGGGGTTGCATTTGAGAAACAGCATTTTTTTGTGCTGCAGAAAGTTTCTTATCTTGTTGCATTTGCTGTGCCGCAGCAGCCATTTTCATTGCATCCGCACGTTGTGATGCAAGTGCACCCATTGCAGTAGGGCCACTTGGCTGTGCCGCCATTTGCATGCGACTTTGCGGAGGAGCCATCAAAGCTCTTGCTTGCGCCGCGTTATGCAACGCCAACTGTCCTTGAGCAGCCCTTGCATTAGAAGCTGCTGCTGCGGCCTTTTTATCAGCCAAAGTCATAACAGGCATTTTTAACTCCTTAGCAGCTTCCGCCACGCATCATTTTCACAACTTTGCCCTTGGTCTTACCCTTGGACTCGATGCCGCCGCCCTTGGCAAACGGCTTGCCTTTGGCTTCGGCCATCTCATGCTTGATCATAGACTTCGGAGCGCCCTTCTTCTTCATGAAGGCCACTTCTTTCTTCATCATCTCAGGGGATTCTTTTTTCACGGTGCCTCCTTCGGCATGTGCTTTGGGACCAACAAACTTCTTCGCTACGCTGGGCGGGACGTCAGTCTTGCCTGCAAGTGAAGCATACATAAACCTGCGCTGTTTTTCCGATTGAACCGGCATGTCAGCCACCAGAGTTCTTGTGGACCTCTACCAAGCGGTCCAGCTTAGTATCCAGACGGTCAAGGCGATCCAGAACACGGTTAATGTCGGCATGGACTTCTACCTTGGTTACGTACTCCTTGGCAACTTCTTCCCGCGTTTTGTTCAGCAGGATGCCAAGTCGATTGATTTCTTTTGCCTTGTCCGCCAATACCCACCCCAGAAGAGCAAGGAAGACCGTAAGAAGCGTGTTCCATACAAGCGCATCCATCTCAACAATTCCACTTTTTTAAGTATGCCGCAAGTTGTTCTGCTCGCACAGAACTGTCTAGCACGTTGCCTGCTGCCAGATTGCACCGCCCACAAAGTAAATCGCGAACTTCATTGGAAGAATGGTTGTGATCAACACAAGGACGCTCTGAGGCCCTGCCTTCCATGTTAAATTGTGCGTTGCAACATGCACACTTTCCACCTTGCGCCAGCAGCATTTCAGCAAATTTAGACGGCAAAATACCGTATTTTGCTGGCAAGTTGTACTTTCGCGTTTCAACTTTCATGCAAGGCTTGCATGCGTAATTCAATCCAGAAAGCTGGTTTTTGTTTTTGCTAAACGCTGCAGGGGCTTTCCACTCTCGGCACTTGCTGCACCGATAGCGCCCTTGTTCATCTGCGACCTTTGGTACTCGGCCCCAGTCGCGTTTTGCGTTTAGCATGCCCATGCCCTCAGGCTTTTGTTGATACGTGAATTGGGGTCTTTGGCTGTCTTCTCACTGGTGAGCTTATTCTTCATGCCCTTCATGCGGGCACAGAATGAGTCGCGGCGAGGACCGCCCTCAGGTTGTGGGGCCTTCAGCCCCGGCTTGCCCGGGTTGGCACGGTTGTAGGACGCACGGCCTTTGGCGTTGAGGCCACCGGCCTCGGACTTGCCTTCCTTGCGCTGCCATGCCGGTGATTTAGCCATTGTGGCCTCCAGAGGTTATTGCGATTCTACTCATCTTGTGCTAGTCGTCAAATATAAAGATGGCCTTGCCCGCTGGGGCGTAGGTGCCCGTGTAGATGCCCCCCGGCCCGTAGATCACACCCGCCTTCACATCCGCCTCGGGAGGATACAGGAACCCCTGGGTAAACGTGGCGTCTTGGCCCAGGTATACGAAGGCACCGGCCTGTGCGTTGAACATCCTGCCGTATGCAAGTGTCGCCGTCAGGTTGGTGGAGTAGTACGGGTCAACGTACCCAGGGTCTACATAGGGATTGGCCTCGCCAAACGCCGCTGCTTCAGCGTTGAACTGATACGTGCGCAGGAGCGTGGCATCCTGCCCTGTGATGGCGAAACTACCCGCCTCCGCATTGAACGCGCCCTTGATCTCAAGGGTGGCATCTTGGCCCAAGTACTCAAACGAACCGGGCTGTGCGTTCAAGCTCAGGGATGTCAGCAGCGTGGCATCTTGACCCGTATAGGAGAACGTCCCTGCTTCTGCGTTAAGGCTACGTCCCGTTGTCAGCGTGGCATCTTGGCCGAGGTAGCTGAACGTGCCTGCATCAGCACTGAGCGCCCTATCTGCTGAAAGCGTCGCATCCTGCCCAAGGTAGGAGAAGCTACCCGCCTCTGCGTTGACGTTCTTGGCCGCTTGGAGCGTGGCATCCTGGCCAAGGTAGCTGAACGTGCCTGCCTCTGCGTTTAGGCTCCGCGTAGCCGTCAGACTGGCGTCTTGACCCAGGTATGAGAACGAACCCGCCTGGGCGTCAATACCCTGGGCCTGGGTGTAAATCAGCGTGGCGTCTTGCCCGATGTACGAGAACGTGCCTGCCTCGGCGTTGAGGCTTCGGGCGGCTTGCAGGGTTGCATCCTGCCCCAGGTACGAGAAGGTGCCTGCTTCAGCATTGACGCTGCGTGTGGCCGTGAGGCTTGCGTCCTGGCCCAGGTATGAGAACGTACCGGCTTCAGCGTTTACAGCCCGCGCCGCAGAGAGTGTGGCGTCTTGACCAAGGTAGCTGAAGGTCCCGGCTTCAGCGTTGATCTCCTTGGGCGCGGCAGTGACTATCAGTTCTGCGTCTTGGCCGAGGTAGCTGAACGTGCCTGCTTCCGCATTGATGTTGCGGTCGGCGTCAAGAGTGGCGGCTTGGCCGGTGTAGGTAAAGGAGCCAGACTCGGCGTTGATCTGCGCAATAAACGGACGCAACGCCAGCGTTAAGGCTGTCCAAGAATCCGCTGCGTTAGTCGTGCCGCCTGTCCACGCCGCTGGGTCATAAGTACCCGAAACCCAGTCAAACGAGCCGATGCCCACCATCGCGTCGTTGGTATCAACGCTGGTGGCAGTGCGGAAATTGGCAAGCCCTGTACCTACAAAAACTGCGCCTGTACCTGCGGCAGCGCCACCAACAACAATAACCTCAGCGCCAGTTGTCGTTGGCGTGATGGCGGGGGGATTTGGCCTGCCTGTACCTGTACCTGTGGCTGTGGTGGCGGCAACATCAAGTGGAGTTGTAGCGTCAACGCCGCGCCAAACATGCACGGCCATCGAGCCAGCGTCAGCCGTGTTACCTGTGGGACCGAAAGTTACCGTCGTGTCAGCAGCAGTCAGTCGCTTGTAGGCGACACGCAGGTTGCTGTCGTACGTCGTGCCGTTGGAGTAAAGCTCCGTGGCAATCAGCGTGTACGCTGTGGTGCCATCAGTAA